CGTTCCGCTGCCATCCGATAAAATGCGCATTAATCTTTCGGGCCGCAAATTAAAGCAAATGGAACAAGGCGGGTTAATAGAATCTTTTACGTTCAATTATGATGAAGATACTAACGAAAAATTATCGCTAGAGGATATTTTATATTTTACCACTCCCGACGGAATCTCGATAGTTAACCCATCCTCTAGAATTGATTCTTTAAAATATCCGCTTTCGAATCTAAAGGCCCAATATAACAAACGCAACGTTTTGTTAGAAAATATCGGAGCGATAGGGATTCTATCCGCTAAATCGAATGATATAGGCGGTGCTATCCCCATGACGCCCGAGGAAAAGGCCGAAATCCGAAACGATTGGTACAGACGTTCGAAAGATGAATTGATTATAACCGAGGCCGACGTTAACTGGCAGCCTATGTCCTACCCGACAAAGGATTTAATGTTATTTGAAGAGTTGAACGCTGATAAATTGGCTTTAATAGATGCATACGGATTGAACTCCTATATCTTTAGCCAGGATAAAGGCGCTACATTCTCAAACGTTAAAGAGGGCGTTCGTATGGCCTATACCGATACTATTATTCCCGAAACCGAGCAACTTTATTCGTCATTAACTCATCAGTTGGGCCTAGATTTAGAGGGGCTAAAATTGAGCGCTGATTTTTCTCATTTGCCAATATTGCAACAAGACGAGAATTCAAAAGCGTCCGCGATGGATTTAAGAGCCGATGTTGTCACAAAAGCGCAGGCCGCGGGAGTTACTTTGAGTGAAGAGGAAATTCGATTAATTATAGGAATCTAGAGCGAAGCCGAAACGGCCCATTTCATAGATGGGTTAATTCCTGCCTAGCCGCCCTCTCGTAATGAGAGGGTTTTTTTATCTCAAATTTTTAAATAAAGATTGTGCAAACATTGAAAGCCCCGCAGCGCAGTCGGGAGCGTCATCGTTCTTATTTTTTCCCTCTTTAGAGAATGCGCCTAGATTCTCGATAAACTGATAATAGTTTGCATCCTTTCGCTCTACAAAATTAAATGTGTTTAGAATGAATGCGCTTTGCATAATTATTCTAGTCATTTTGTTCTGTTGGTTATTCACTTGCAAAATTCTAGTTTTTACCATTTTTTGCAGCGTTCGAGAATACATCGCGCCCATGGCGTTTGATTCGACGCGGCAATAACTCGCACTCCATTTTTGAAGTTTTGCGGCTGCCATAGGGATTGTTATATCTGTATTTTCGCGGCTAAATAAATAATCGACTAAATATATTTGATTTCCGATTAATGCGCCTATCAAAAGGGCCGTATAATCATTCCCTTGGTCTGCTACGTCAATATAACCGATGCATCCCTCAATTCCTAAAGGATTCTCTCTCGTCTTTTTTGAGTTCGTTATTTCATCGAATTCATTTTCCGTTAAGATTTTGAGCCCGCCAAATAAACGGCCCTCTAAATCGACGGGGCTTTGTTGGTATTCAGCGAGCCAAATTTCTTTTGGTAGCCTCTTTCGCATGTCCAAATATTCCTCTGTTGATTTTACTGATTCGCAAAACGTTTGGTCATTGTCATCCAGGGCCGATATTATCAAAGATTTATCATAAATCCCCGCCTCAATATTTCGGCCTATAACATCGTTAACGCTCCAACGCGTGCCAATATCTATTCTAGCGCATCCGCTCTCTAATCGACTATCGTGAGTGGCCTCTTTCCATTGAATGATTCTATCGTTTATAGTGTCGCTCAAAGCATCCTCTAGGCCCCTATAAAGGTCATCCGTTATTGCAACTTTTGAGGCTCCGAATCCTATAATTGTTCCCCCTACCCCTGCGCCAAAATATGAAACCATTTTAGCCTCGTTCGTATTCCATCCGTTTAGATTCGATTTGTCATCGCTTAACCTGGATTCAAATATCGCTCGAAATTTATCGCTTTTAAAGACCGCTCTAACGTCATACGAAAATTTTACATAAAGAGTGGCCGTGCATGCGTTCCTCATTACTGATTCTTTCGGGAACCTACCCAAAAGCCAGGCGCAAAATAAAGTTGTTATATAACTCTTTCCTGCGCGGGGTGGCATCGATATCGATAGGCTTTTTATTTTATTTTCTGCGATATCCTGGAAAGAATCCGCAATATCTTTTAAAAATGGCCTGCTAGAATAAAATTCATAGTCATAATAAAGGCAAAATTCCCAAAATTCCCGCCTGGCTAGTTCATGCTTTAGTGCCTCTTTAAGCCTCTCCCGTTTCTCGCTCGTTTCCATCGTTTAAAATATCTCTAATCTCATCCGTTGAAAGTTCCGATAAATCTATACTTATATTATTTTGCTCTATCTGTTGAACGGGAGCCCCATAGCAAGAATCCATTAACGCTTTATAGGCTGCCGTGTCACCCTCGCGAGCCTTTTTTATTTGTGCCAACGTCATTAAATCTTCCTGGCTCATTTGTTCCTCATCCCCCGAAATTGGATTTTTCGCTTTTTGCTCGATTTCGAGCCAATATTTTGCTATCGTGGCCCTATTTTTCGAGCCTTTAGGCCTGCCGTTAGGGTTTCCGCTTTCGCCTTTACCCCATGCGGGCTTTAAATTATCCTCTCTATTTGCCATAATCGGTGTTGTTTCGGTGTTTTTAAACGTTTAATTGAATACTAAAGGCCGTTCCCCTATGCTTTGCTAGTTTAATCATTCCAGGGTACATTTTAATCAATTTTTTTATGGCGCTTTTTTCCTTTTCAATCCTTTTCGAATCCCTGCACCCGCCTTTTAATTGAGTATGCTCATGCTGCATAAATAAAATATTTGAGCGTACCGATATACCTCGGTCGACTAAATGCCTTAACGTTAATTCGTAATCCTCTTTTACTTCAAAATCCTCATCGAAATAATAACTCCCATCGTTTACGATTCCCATGCAGGAACCCAGGCAAACGCCGTTAAATAAAAATGGATTGAAAGAGGGATTTGTCATCGCGTTATCCGTTGTGAAAAATCCGTTTATTTTGCTATTTGTTTGATAGCATATTTCGAACATTGTTTCGATGACTTTTATTATCTCATCCTCATCCGTTACTCGAATCATTTTTTTTTTGGTGTCCGTTCTCTCATAATATCCTATTGATTTTACATCGTCATCCACAAAAAAAACATCTTTCTCGGTTGATTTTAAAATAAAATTTCGCGTTGCGGTTATGCCTTTTATATTTCCAGGAACTGCGATAATCTCGTTCGAATAAATAGAATATTGAGATACTTCGCTTTCGGGCACAAACAAAAGAGCCGATTTAAAAATCTTTTGAGAGGTTATTAAGCCCGCCCGCCCTTTAGATGGAATCGCTATTAATAAATTATCGCTCATTTTAATACTCTTTCTTTGAATGTTTTTAAATCAAAAACTCTTTCTAGGCCCTTTTGGTCTGAACTTGCATTTACACGGCTCCCGCCCTGCCTAACGACCGTACATTTAAAGATGGATTTAAGTTCTTCCCATTCATCCGAATCCTCATCGGCCATGATTAGAATATATTCTTTTTTGGGAATTACTTGTAAACTTTTCTCTAGATGGATGACCTCTCCGTCTTCCATTTTATCGATTTTCTCATCTAAAGGCAATTCTAGCCCCCAATGTTCTAGTTTTTCCTCATTCCATTCATTCGCCAAAGAATCCCAATCCCATGCCCCAAAAGCCAAATTATCCTTAATAGTGAATTCTTGTTTTTGTTCCTCGGTCCATCCTATTGCTCGAATGATAGGAACCTTTTTTATTTTGAGTTCCTTTATTGCTTTTAATCTCATGTTGCCACCCAGGACAATCATGTTTTCATCCACTACTAGAGGCCGCTTTTCTAGCATTTCGGGAAATTCTTTTATAGAGCGCTTTAACTTTTCGAATTTATCCTCTGTGATATACCTGGGATTTAATTCGTTCTCTTTTATTTCGGATATGTCTACTATTTCCATGATTCGATTTTTTATAGTTTTTGCTCGCTCAAATGCTCATAAAAAGTGCGACGTTCACTCGATATATTTATAGAATCAAAATCCTTAACTTTTTTAAATTTGAATTCATCGTTAAGCAAATCAATTTGTTCCTTTTCTAATTTATCTAGTTCCTGCATTTGCTGCCTGCATTCGACCGCTTTATATATGAAAACAAATAAAACAACTAACCAGGCTAAAAACATGAAAGCGAAAATGAATTTTAAATCTTTATGCATGGCTCCGATTTTAAGAAATTAATAGAATCATTTTATAAATAAAAACGCAAATCGCAACAAATCCAACTCGATAAAGCGACGTCATAAAATGCTTATTACTTCCGCCGAAATATTCGCGCATCGATGGGAGTTGCATCCAAAACAAAAAAGAGCCTATGGCCCTATCTGTTATGAATATTATGAATATAAACGGGAGTAATAATATGCCCCCTAAAACTTGAATTCTCTGTATTTTTCTTTCCATTTTTTTAAATTTTTAGGCCCTGGATAGAACGGAACGGCCATAAACTAAAACCGCCCCGCTCTAATCTAACGCAGGCCCCACAAAGTTAATATTTTTTATTTCGCTCTATTGCCTGGCCTAATTTCTGTAAAGATGAATCAGTTAACCCCCTATCCCCTCGCAGGAATAACCAAAGTTGAGTTGGATGAACCCCCGCATCTATTGCGAGGGCGTTAACACTTATATCGTTATCCTTTAGATGCTTAGAGATTAAATCCCTGGCCTCATTAGATAGGTTTGCTAAATCTTTTATTTTCATCTTATTTTAATTTGAATTGTTCTTTAAATGATTCAACGGCTTTTTTCGCTTCTTCTATTGCAATGCTAACGGGAAAAGAATCCATTGATTTTATAAGTACATCACAATATAATTTTTTTAATATTTCTTCATCTATCATCTTATTCTGATTTATAGGTTAATAATTATTATATCCACAAACAGTACACTCATAATGAATGTCTGATGTGTGTTTTCTTTCTGTTAATGGGTGGTAACAAGTTTTTTTGTTTTGTTCAAACCATTCTTTCAAATTATCAAAAGATTCTGTTTGATGAAGTTTTAACAACAACTGCAAAACTTCTGTTTCATTATACATTTTATTTTTCTGCTCCTTCTCCATTGCTTTGGCTTGTTCAAATCTTTCAATAAAATCTGTATGAAGACCCCCAAAATCTTTACAGATTTCTTGAAATTCATTTTCCAACCATTC